AGCAACGATAGTTTCTTGCAATCCACACGCGCGCAGCGGTACGCCCATTTCTGGCGCGACACCTGCTGCGCCCGACCCTTTTATTTCTTGCTCAAAACTGATTGCGCGCAAGGTACCGGCAAACAGTTGCTGCAACTTGCCAATGCTAGGGCGTATACCATTGCGCTCGACAAGGCGCAAGCCTTCGTGGGCCCAGGCTGGATTCTCCACCAACATGGCGTTGTTAATGACAGGTGCAGCATCAACGCCATAGCTGGCCTCGACTGAGGCGAGTATTACCTCTCGGTTGGTTAAAAATGCCATGATGGTTTCCTTTATGTTAGTTAGTAATTACTGACTAGGGTCGGTAAAGCTGTGACGGTAGCGCACCGCCCAGTTAAGTTGCTGCGTTGCGGTAGGCTTTTCAGAGCCGCCGTCTAGCTCTGGCGTATCGGCGCCACGCCAAATGGTTTGCACGACAAAACTCGGCAAGCCAAGATGGATATCAGACATAATGGCGATGTGGATCTGCTTGCGTATTTCGTTAAGTTCGGCTTCGTATGCGTCGATTTTTTTTACGTGTATGACTATCGCTATAGTTAATTCTGTGTCGATAAAGCGAAAATTCGTTTGGCCGTCCGACGCATCAAGCGGCGTATCCGGCCCCATATATATCGAGAGTGACGGCACTTGTGTCCGGCCAATGTTGTACACCCGCGCGCGCTTAACTCGATTCCCCGTCGCGGTTAAGCCGGTTACAATGGCAACAAATGCGTTAATTATTTGTTCGGCGCGATGATCCGCCATTACAATTCTTCCAAAATTAACCGCACCAGGCCTTGGCCGTCCGGCTCTATACCGACGACGCTATACAGATCACCGGCCTCGCTGAGCAGTGCGCCGTGCTCGATGCCAGGCACGTGGGCCAGGGGACAGGTCGCCGCAGGTGAAAAGCCTTCGACCTCGCCGAAATCGATAAACTCTCGATCAAAAATGACAACAACCGGCACGGCGTTAGCCGGATGCGTAAGTGCATTAGCAGGCGTTGAGTAAAGCATTTCGACCCCAAACTCGTCGGGGTCGAAAAACAATGCCAAATCTTCTGGTGATTCGGCTGACATTTAGACTAAGCTTTTACCTGCAACATCATTGCTGCTTTTTTGCGATTCCGCCGAAGGCTGGCTTGGCTTACTGCGCTTTTTGTCCATCGCCGTCGCGCGTTTTGTGTTGATCAAATACCGTGCCTCAGCATCGGTGCATTCGATTGTTTTCTCTTCTCCGCCTTTCAGCGCATAGCGCTTGCCGCCGACTACCGTCCCTCTTATCAATGTTACTTTTGACATTGTTTTTTCCTCATGACACTCTCTCGTTTAAAATACATCCAGCGCGAATGAAGAATTGCGGCCAACTTAGATTTGTGTTCTCTGCTACAGAAATCACAACACGTCCAAACAAACCGCAATCTTGTTTTTTTTATCATTAGCGACCATTAGGCGCCGTCATTCGCTAGCAAAAACGAGCCGGGTTGGCGAATCGCAACGTCTGCGGTTTTAAACGTGATAAAACGTACGCGACCTTTCAGGCTGTGCGTATACGGATCAACGTTTAATTCAAGGCCACCCCATTCACCAACCAGGACATCCGCCCAATTACCAAAAAACCAATCACCTGCGGCGACCTGGTTGGTGACCCGCGATTGGTAGCCGTTCATCGTGCCCATTTCGCTCATCAAAAACTGCGCAGTATTGGCGGCTTTTTCGGTTGTCATTGCTGCTTCCCAGCCGAGTGGGTCGATGATGTATGACAATGCGCCCATCAATGCGTTATCAGTCATAACCTCGCGTATCATCCTGATCGTTTCTGCGTAAGTCGGATTTGCTGCCGCCAACAAAAACGTATTAATGCCTGTTTGATTCGCGACGCCGGTCGGTTGACCTGCAAGCCCTGATCCGTACAAAATCGCAGAATCGAGACCTAGCGCCTGAGCCATGGCTAGATCGTCACGAATCAAACCATCGGCCGCCGGGGTTGAGTTTTGCAATAAGCGGCGTGTGACTTCGGTAAAGCATGCCAAATCTTTCGGCGTCAGAGTCACCATGTCAAATGCGGCCTCGCTTTCTGGCGCGTCGGTGTCCTCCGCACCTATCCATGTTGCCGATGCGCCACTTACTTTGCGCGGTATGTCTTGTGTGCCGACCAAACCAGGCATCATGCGCACACCCGCCTGCGCCATCACCATGGCGTTACGCAGCACGTCGATAAACGAGCCAGCAAGCAAATTGGTGGCGCTTAGCACACCACCTGCACCAGCCGTGAGGGTCGACAAATCGCGCGTAGATTCGCGATAAACATCTTCAGGGATGTCGCGCAACAAGATATCGTCTGGAATGTAGGCACCACGCGCTTTAAATTCGCCGCCAATTTTGCCGGCTGACTCTGCCGACACTTCTAGCTCAAACGCCGCTTCATTTTGCGCGCTGCGATCATTGGGGTTAGATATCGCCGACATCAACTTAACAAAAGAAAAGCGATCTCTGTCGCGCCGAGACAAGCCAAGGTCGGTATCCTCTTTTGATTTCGCGCGTGCGCTGTTATTTGTTTTGCCGATTTCATCAAGCAGATCGCGACTAAACTTTTCAAACGTGTCGCCTTCTTCAATCGCGCGCCGACCGACCTCGTCATAGCCGTGCTTATCTGACATAGCGCGGATCTTGTTGGTGCGCTCGGTTTCTTGTGTGCGTAACTTTTTGCGCTCTGCCTCAACGTCAAAGTTGGTTGCGTGGGGTTCGGTGGTGACTTTTTCTTCTTTCATTTCATGTGCCTCATTATGTTTTATGTTTGATGTTTTTTCACTGACCTTGGCATCGAGACTTCGGCCAACCCCGACGCTGGCGTCGGCAGGCACTGCTACAACACTAATCTCGTGCGGCTCCCAATCTAAAGCTCGGACACTCACGCCCCCGCCTTCAAGCTTGGTTTCTTCGAATTTGTAGACTCTGTAACCGAAAGATATAAGCTGCCGAATTCCGTCGACGACATCTTTGAAGATTTCGTCTGCAGCCGCACCCTTTGAAAAGCGAATCAGTGCGCGCGCAACTTTGTCAGAGTCGACCCTTGCTGATTCCACCACACCGACTTGATCCCTGGTGTCGTGATTGACCAGCACCGCGCCGCCGTTATTCAAACGATCAAGCCTCACACTTTGCGGTGACAAGTCTAAAATTTCATCGCCGTAGTAACGCTCGACGGGTGTTTCAGACGCAAAGGCCACTTCAATGGTGCGGGCCTCTATGTCAATATCAGCGCGTTTCTCGATCTTGATTGAGCGATGATGTATGACGCCCTGATATTCGTTTGTTTTAAATTTGTCCACTGTTTGCGTCCTCTGGTTTTAGTAGCCCCATTTTTGCGAGCTGCGCATCTTCGCGCTGAATCTCTCGCCACACCGAATCAGGGTCCCCGCCGCCATCTCTAATAACCTGGCTGCGTGATTTTAGCTTTAGCTCTATAGCACCTTGGTTTGCTTTCAAATCTTTAAGCGGGTCGACCCAATCCCAGCGACGTGGCTGGAACTTAGCAGTTAGGTATTCATCAACCGGGTGCGCGAGCGGGCGTGATCCAATGCGTATTTTTTTGCGCAACACGGCATTAATGAGCCAGCGCTCATACACGCGCGTGAGTAGACTATTAATAAGCCACGCTTGCCGTTGTCGAAACAAGCCGCGATCTTCCAGCGTTCCCGTGCGCGAACTGCTAAAGTTTACGCCCTCAAGATCGTTAGCTAACACATGATAAGATAAATCAAGACCGGAGCTGATACGCCGCACCATCGCTTTGTGAAAATCGGCATACATAGCATGCGGATAAGTCGGGTCGTAAGTTTTAAAATCTATAATGCCGGCGGGTAGCTGCTCAAATGCAGCAATTTCAGAGTCTTGGATTTGCGCGCCGTTTTCGTCTTCCGAGCCGCCTATCGATTCCGCCCCTGTCTCACTGTAGTAAACGCCTAGTTTTTCAGCCCCTGCGCGCGCTGCGGCCAGCGCCGCAACGTCGTATTTATCTAATAACTGCATCGAGGGTAAGGCGGCAACCATCCACGGTATACCGCGCATTTGATTTGGCCATTCGGGCACAAAGCCATGAATTACTCTGTTAGCATCTAGCGGCGTGCTGCGCGTTAGAGAATAACTAATATAGCCAGCCGACTGCCCTACGATCTCACGCAACCAATAGCGCACGCGATGACCCTTAGCGTTGCGCGTGACCCCCATGCAAGTAATGTCGCCGTTTCTCTCAGTTTGATTTCTGCTGGTGTCGAGCCGTTCTGGGTCTACATTTTCGAGTTGATAGCCGTACTCACCCTCATTGTGCTCGATAAACAAATATTCGCCATCGGTGCAGGGCGAGCTGATTGCTAAATTTTGAAAATCAAGCAAAGATGCTGCGCCGAAATAATCGCAGTGTCTGCTAGCCCAATCTTTGTAAGCCCCCTCGATTGCATCATTTGCGTCGGTATCTAGTTTTTTATTTTTACCGATGCCGCGCATTGTTTGCGCCTGGACAGTCACGCCGACCTCGCCAACCACGTTGGATTTCATAATCGAAACATAGCGGCGGCCGTAAGAATTGTTAACAACCTGCTCGCGCGAGCGTGATCTAACGATATGTAACTGGCTTACCAGATAATTATTTATGTCGCCGAAATGTGTTTGCCAGTTTGCAAATAACCGGCCTGTGTTTGCTGCAGCAAAGTTGCGCGTGCGCACTGGTCGCACGCTGGCAAATGGGTTAGGTGAGTGATTGCGTATATTTTCTCGGCGTGCAGCAGTGCTGTCTACAGATGACTTGGCACGCGTAAACCAATCCCTTAATGCCATTAGCTATTAAACCTTAGCAGCACTTTGTTGCTGCCGCCCAATCCTTTTTCTTGCTGCACGGTTTTCTTTTGGCTTGCAGCTTCTTGTCGGTACTTCGCTCGCAACATTAACAGAGCACCAATTGACGTACGCGCAAGCGACCGGCCGTTAAGCGTGTAGCTTTCTTGGTCTTTGGTTGCGCGCTTTTCGATAACAGCTTCAATAGCCGCCAGTGTTTTTATAACATGGGTGCGATTGTCGACGTTTGCGGTTGCTGCATTGGCTTTGACCAACATCACGCCCTTGTCTACAGTGATGCGTTGGTTATCACTAAGCTGCGTTATGTAAGCAGTCCAGGCGTAATCGCCTGCAACGTAGCCGGTTGTCGTTGCAATATCTACTGCAACAATAAAATCAGTGGCGCTGATTTCAATCTTTTCTGTGCCCTCTGTCCGCCATGCGACATAACTCAACGCATAATCGGCCGCCAGGTAAATGGCTGCAATATCGGGCCTTTGCCAAGCCCACCGATCACCGACACTTAACGTGTCTGGCTCGACAGTCGGGTAATTTTCTTGATCAAATAAATTCATTATTCCTCGTAGCGATATTTTCGGCCGACGCTTTGTCGTCGTCGAATTGGCGGGCGCGTTTAATTTTTACTGATGACTCTGTGATTGTTTTATCTATCTGACTGTTGTTAT